GGCCCGGCGGTCCGTCGGCCGCGCCGCGCGGAACGCGGCCCCGGGGGGAGAGACGGCGGCTAGGGCCATGTTTCTCACAAACAATAATCAAATATTTTATTTTGGGCCCTAATATCGTATATTTACCTATATCGTCCGCGTTTAGCGATGTTTCACGTGAAACATTTCTAGAATAATTCTAAGGGGCCCCCATGGCAGTGTCTGAAAATCCAGTAATCGATGAAAAGAGGCTGAAACTGGAGCTGCGCCTTGCGCAGTTGGAGAAAAACGAAGCCTGCCAAGATAATTTTTTGACCTTCGTCAAGACGGTTTGGCCCGAGTTCATTGCGGGCAGGCACCACAAGATAATTGCCGACAAGCTAGAGCGCGTGGCTAAGGGCGAATTAAAACGCCTGATTATCAACATGGCCCCCCGACACACGAAGTCGGAGTTCGCGAGCTATCTGTTCCCCGCGTGGATGATGGGCCGTAATCCGCGGATGAAGATCATTCAGGCGACGCATACGACCGAGCTTGCGGTTAACTTTGGCCGCAAGACGAAGAACCTGATTGATAGTGATGAGTACAAGGAGATATTTCCTGACGTTCGGTTGGCGGCGGACAGCAAGGCTTCTGGTCGGTGGGACACGGCCAAAGGTGGGATGTACTACGCCGTGGGCGTTGGTTCGAACCTCGCGGGTCGTGGTGGTGACTTGGTTATCATTGATGACCCGCACTCGGAACAGACGGCTATGTCGAACAGCGGGTTTGACGATGCGTGGGAGTGGTACACGGGCGGTCCTCGCCAGCGTTTGCAGCCCGGCGGCAGCATTGTTCTTGTTCAGACGCGGTGGTCTGAGAAGGATATGACGGGTCAGCTTCTGCGGGCCATGGCAAAGGACCCTTTGGCTGACCAGTGGGAGATTGTGGAGCTTCCTGCGATATTTGATGACGAGACGCCGTGTTGGCCGGAGTTCTGGAGTCTTGAAGATCTGACCGCGGTCCGCGCATCTATTCCTCCGAGCAAGTGGAATGCGCAGTACCAGCAGAATCCGACGGGTGAAGAGAACGCGATTATCAAGCGCGAATGGTGGCGTCGTTGGGAGAAGGAGACGGTTCCGCAGCTTGAGTATGTGATTCAGAGTTATGACACGGCGTTTAGCAAGCGTGAGACGTCGGACTACAGTGCGATTACGACGTGGGGTGTGTTTTACCCAAACGAGGGCGGGAGTGGGCCTAATCTGATCTTATTGGACAGTAAAAAGGGTCGATGGGATTTCCCGGAACTAAAGGACATTGCTCTGGATAACTACAAGTTCTGGGAGCCGGACACGGTAATTATTGAAGCGAAGGCGTCTGGTATGCCTTTGACCCAAGAGTTGCGGAGCATGGGTATTCCGGTTGTGAATTTTACGCCGTCTCGTGGCAACGACAAGCTGACGCGGGTGCATAGTGTGTCGCCGTTGTTTGAGGCCGGGTTTGTTTGGGTCCCCGACGAGACGTTTGCGGACGAGATGATTGAAGAGGTTGCGGCATTCCCGAATGGGGAGCATGATGACTTGGTCGATAGTATGACACAGGCTTTGATGAGGTATCGTCAGGGCAATTTTGTGCAATTACCTACAGATGACTGGGCGGACGAAGAAAACTCTGCTAAAGTCCACGCATACTATTAGGAAGCATCGCCATCATGGACGAATCGCGAGTAAATTTAGGTGCAGGGGCCCCCGGTGGAGCCGGGGACTTTTCGTTTGAAGTTGGCGGTTACGAAATTTCGCCTCGCGCCTATGTTGAAGGAAGCTACGGCGGCAGCACGCCATATGTATATTTGCCTGAAGGCGATGTCCTTCTTGAACAGAAGATGATGCAGGCGTCGGGGAAGATAGGTGCGGACATAGTTTCTCCCGGCGGAGACCGGTTTGGCGGCGCGGTGTCGGGCGCATACGCGCGTGGCAGCACGAAGTTCCCGGAACAACTGCAACGCTACGGGGCCCCCGCAAAAGTTACTTATGGCACTCGCGGGGTCGAGCCGACTGAGTACCGCGGATATTACGAGCCTAAAGGCGGCCCGCGGTTCGAGGGCTATTATAGGCCTGCCATGCCCGGCGGTCGTCCTGACTACGGCATTTCTGCCAGCAAGGTTTTCCGCTTTGAAGAAGGCGGCGCTGCTCCATACGAGATGGATATTCCTGACCCGATGGCCGTGAGCCGCGGACCTTCTGCCGAGCTTGTTATGGCCGATGTTTACAAATCGCGGCCCGCGGACCAAGAGGAGGGCATTGGGTCGCTGATATGGGACAAGTTGACGGGTAGTTACAGCGACGAGGGTTTGCGGGAGTCTGCTCGCACTGGGGCCCGCCGGTCTGATGCTTTGTATGGCTCGGGTCCTACGTTTATGGATCAGTTGATTACGGATTATGGTTATCCGTCTGTTTACGATCCAGAGCTTGGCAAGTATGTTATCCCGACGGACAGAACGCGGTATACTGAGGCGGAGCGTTATGCGCGGCCCGCGGGCCGTTATGATTTGCCTTCGTACCCTGAGCTAGAGGATGCGCGGGCGCACATGCTTGGTTCGGCGGATGTGGCTAGCAAGTATGGTCCGCGGACCGCGGAACTTGCTGGGGACGTCGCGGAGTTTGTAGAGACGTTTGCGCCTTTCCCGGTTGGTGGTTCTAGTTTAGGGGATCGCGCGATGGATACGCGGAACAATGCGGTTGGTGTCCAGATTTTTAAGAAGGCTGGTATTGCTGCGGATCTTCCGACGCTGACGCGGATGGTTGACCGCGAGGTGTTTAACCAGTTGGACAGGATCATGGGGCGGACCCGTGAGGAGCAGATGACGCCTCCTTCTGAGATGGCCCGCGCCCCGCGGAACTTTAAGAGTCCCGAGGGGGGCCCTGATCTGTATTATCCGCGGGACGAGCGCGGGTACTTTGCAACGATGCGTCCGATTCTTGGATTTTCGCGCCAGCGATATTCGAGTGATTGAGGAGGATAGAGTATGGCGAGAGCACCTATTGGTGGCTTGATGGACACGAGGGTCCCTTCCCAGCTTGACGAGGAGGATCTTGCGGCCGAGGTAGAGCTGGAGCTTCCTGACTCGCAGAACCGTGTTCTGGCGATGATTGACGCTGAGAATATTGGAGAGATTGAGATTACGCCGGACGAAGATGGCGGCGTGACGATTGATTTCGACCCTCAGGATCAGCGCGGGGAGGATGAAGATTTTTATGCGAATCTGGCGGAAGAAATACCGGATCGCGAGCTTGGTCGTATTTCGAGCGAGCTTATGGGTGAGTTTGATTCCAATAAGGCGAGTCGCCAAGAGTGGGAGGAGACTTATTCGAACGGGCTTGAGCTTCTTGGTTTTACGTATGAGGAGCGGACGCAGCCGTTCCGCGGGGCTTCTGGTGTGACACATCCGCTTCTGGCGGAAGCGGCGACGCAGTTTCAGGCGCAGGCTTTCAATGAGCTTTTGCCGCCGTCGGGTCCTGTCCGGACTGTCGTTATGGGCAAGGAGACGCGGGCGAAGGTCGAGCAGGCCCATCGCGTCAAGCAGTTCATGAATTATTACGTCACGAATGTGATGGAAGAATACACGCCTGACATGGATCAGATGCTGTTCTATCTGCCGTTGGCGGGTTCGACGTTTAAGAAGACGTATTATGACGAGACCTTGGGCCGGGCGGTGTCGCGGTTTGTCCCGGCCGAGAACCTTGTTGTGCCGTATGAGACGGCTGATTTGGAGACTTGCCCGAATATCACGCAGGTTGTCCGCATGTCTCTGAACGATTTGCGGAAGAATCAGGTTGCCGGGTTTTACCGAGACGTCGAGGTTATTCCGGCGCAGGCTGAGATGAGCAGCCTGAGTGAAGAGATGGACCGGATTGAGGGTTTTGAGCCGTCGCAGGTTGATTACGACTGCACAATCCTTGAATGCCACGTTGATCTGGACCTTGAGGGGTACGAAGATACTGACGAGGACGGCCAGCCGACGGGAATCAAGATCCCGTATATCGTGACGATTTCGCAGGATAACGGTCAGGTTTTGTCAATTCGGCGCAATTATCGCGAAGACGATGAGAAAAAGCGTAAGATTGCGTATTTCACGCACTTCAAGTTCCTTCCCGGCTTTGGCTTCTATGGCCTTGGTCTAATCCACACTATTGGCGGTCTGTCACGGACCGCCACGGCGGCACTGAGGCAGCTTATTGACGCCGGTACGCTGTCCAATCTCCCGGCGGGCTTTAAAGCCCGAGGACTGCGTATCAGGGACGACAATGACCCGCTTCAGCCCGGTGAGTTCCGTGATGTGGACGCTCCCGGAGGGGCTATTCGTGACAGCCTTATGCCGCTGCCGTTCAAGGGCCCCGACCAGACCCTGTTCAATCTTCTTGGTTTTGTGGTTCAGGCGGGCCAGCGGTTTGCGACGATTACTGATCTGAAGGTTGGGGACGGCAACGATCAGGCGGCGGTCGGTACGACCATTGCTATGATCGAGCAAGGCTCGCGGGTCATGAGCGCCGTACATAAGCGCTTGCACTACGCTATGCGGCAGGAGTTTAAAATTCTTTCTCGTGTGATGAGCGAGTCGCTGCCGTAGGAGTACCCGTATTCCATCGCTGGTGGCGACCAGAAGATCATGCGGGAAGACTTTGATGACCGTGTGGACGTGATCCCGGTCAGCAATCCGAATGTGTTTAGTCAGGCGCAGCGCATCTTGCAGGCCCAGACGAAACTTCAGCTTGCCGCGCAGGCTCCGGAACTGCACAACATGCACGAAGTTTTCCGGGATATGTACGAGGCGCTTGGCGTCACGGATGTAGACCGGATCATGAAGACGGTCCCGAGCGAAGATCCGCTGCCGATTGATCCGGCGCAGGAGAATGTCAACGCTCTGGATATGTTGCGGTTGAAGGCATTTGAGGGCCAGAACCATCAGGCGCACATTATGGCTCATATGATTTTTGGTTCTACGCCGATGGTATCGGCTCTTCCGCCTGTCGCGATGGAATTGCAGAAGCACGTCATGGAGCATGTCAAGATTGCCGCGCAGGAGCAGGCTGCTGTTGCTTACCTGCAACAGGTACAGCAGCAGGGCGGGCAGCCCGCCGACGAGGAACAGATGCTCCAGATCGAGCAGCTTACCGCTCAGTTCATCGCGGAAGGTATGCAGCAGCTCAAAGAACTTTCTGGTCAGTTGTCTGGCGCGGATGCCCCCGATCCTCTGGTGCAGCTCAAGGAAGCGGAGCTCCAGATCAAAGCGCAGGCGGAGCAGGCGGACGCACAGAATGACCAAGCCAAATTGCAGCTTGACGCGCAGAATCAGCAGATTAGGGCGGAACAGTTCCAGCAAAGATTGGCGTCGCAAGAGAAGCAGACGCAGGCGCGTATTCAGTCTGCGATGGAACGTGAATTACTCAAACAGCAGAGAGGGCAGTGATATGAAGGGTGCAGTTAAGATTGTGACGAACAAGCCGGGTCCGGCACAGAAGGCGGTTGATTACGCTGACATCAAGGGTCAGGGCCGGATTCCCTACGGCAAGACGGCTGATGCGCCGATGGCGGGTAACACTTTCCGCAAAATGAAGATGCGCGGTACTGGTGCGGCCATCAAAGGCAAAGACTTTATGGGCTGCTAAGATGCCTCTAAAGAAGGGCGGCGGCAAAAAGACGATTAGCTCCAATATCAGCAAGCTTGTCGATGAGGGCTACCCTCAGAAGCAGGCGGTGGCTATTGCGTTGTCTAGTGCCGGTAAGTCCAAAAATAAGCCTAAAAAGGTGATGAAGGCTGCAAAGGGCGGCGTGGTCCGCGGGTATAGTCCCATCGCCCGCCCGCAGCGATTCAAAGGTGTCTTCTAGCCGGTATAATTTTGTGCTAAATTAACTAATAAGTTAATTGCACGGGGTTTGTCATGTCCGTAGAGACATTTTTGCGCTGGAAGATTATTCCGCGGATCATGATGGCCGCGATGACCATTATGAGCTGGCGTGTAGTCGAATGGTTTATGACGCTCGACGACCCGACTCCTTCGCAGGCTGCTCTGGTATCCGTCGTTACCGGCGCCATGACAGGCGCTTTTGCCGTATGGATCGGCCATGAGAAGGACGTGCCCAAGAAAGACGGGTGACGCATGGCCGCGAAGATAAACGAAAATACGGAACTCCAAGTTCCTCTCCGCAACTTAATCAGCATGGTCATTTTTGCATCTGTGGCCACGTGGGGGTATTTTGGGGTTCTGGAAAGGATTAACCAGCTAGAACATGCCGCGGAAATGACGCGGCATGAGCAAAAGCTTAATAGCGAGTTCCGTATACGCTGGCCCCGTGGCGAGCTTGGCAGTTTGCCAGCCGATGCGGAACAGTTTATGAAGCTAAGGCACTTAGAGGACGAGCTCACAAAACTCACGAATACATTGGAGCGCGGCGAGGCGCCCTTCGACCGTCAACAGAAACTGACCTTGGAGTTTTTTGAAAGGCGTGTTGCGAACATGGAGTCTGAGTTGCAGAAACTGAAAGATGCTACACTCCAGTTGAAAGCTAATGGCTACAACAACAAATAGGTGAAGGTATGCTTCAAGCCCTTATTGGTCCGGTAACCGGGCTACTCGATAAATTTATTCCTGACGCTGGCGAAAAGCAGCGCCTAGCTCATGAAATTGCCACGATGGCTGAAAAGCAGGCGCACGAAATTGCGCTGGCCCAGATCGAAGTGAATAAAGTCGAAGCCGCGGGTGGATGGTTCCGCGGGGGGTGGCGCCCTTTTGTCGGCTGGTCCTGTGGGCTGGCCTTGTTTTGGCACTTTTTGGGACAGCCAGTTGCAATTTTCATTCTGACAATGTTCAATGTGGCGTATGCGCCGCTTCCGACGTTCGACATGAATCAGCTCATGACTGTTCTTTTTGGGCTGTTGGGTCTGGGAGCGTATCGAAGCTTCGAGAAGGTCAAGAAAGTCTCCTCGTAAGGGGGCTTTCTGGGCGTTGTCTTGCCCGATTTTAGACAGCAGAACGGTCAAATCTGCGAAACAATATTGACGGAGTGGCTTCTCCGAAAGGGGTTCTATGTCTGTCGGCCTTTGTCGGGGACTGGTCCTGTTGATGTTGTTGCTTATAACGACGACGGGGAGGTTTATTTCTTGGATGCCAAACAAGACGCGATTAGGACGACTAAAGACAGAAAGAATCCGCATAGGATACACCGCCCTTTGTCCGCTACTCAGAGACTTCTTAACGTCAGAGTAGCGTATGTCAACATTGACACGGGCGAGGTTCATATCGTTCCTCCCCTTGAAGAGGATGAATCATGAGTTTTTTCTTATCCACACGCAGCAAAGAAAAATTAATCAAGGTTGAGGACGGCCTCGCTGTTTGCGTTAAAAAAGCCATCCATATCACAAAGGTGGATTTCGGGGTTATAGAAGGCCTACGAACTCCGGAACGTCAGTTGGAATTGTACGAAAAAGGCGCCAGCCAGATTAAGGAAGGTGGCAAGCACGTCTTAGGCTTGGCCGTCGATCTTGTCGCTTACATCGGGCCGCGGGCGTCTTGGGAGCTGAATCTTTATGATGACATTGCGGATGCCATGAAGGCCTCCGCGCTAGAGCTAGGCATAAGCCTCCGTTGGGGCGCTGCTTGGCACCGCAATTTGACGGATTTTGAAGGCACCTCCGAAGAGCTTATGAACGAGTACATCGATCTACGCCGGTCCGAGGGTAGGCGCCCCTTCATAGACGCGCCTCATTTTGAATTAAATTGGCAAGACCCCTATCTATCTGAAATGAAACGTGCTACGATATTATCGTAAATTGTTCGATAATATGCGGGAGAAGCATGGATCAGCTTTTTATCGCCGAGGCCGTCTTTAAGATCTTGAGAGAGAGGCGGCAGGGCATAGCGGACATCATGTTGTACGGCAACGTGAAGTCTATGGAGCATTATCGTGAGCTCATGGGCAATCTGGAGTCCATAAATCACGTGGAACAGGAACTCAAGGGCCTGCTGGAAAAACAGGAGCGAACAGATGGCTAAAAAAGCAATTGATCTATCGGCTATCGGGGAAGCCGTTGAAAAGATCACTAAGAAGTCGAAGGGACAGACCCTCGACGAGGTGTACATCGAATCCCCCAGACTCAACCCCGACATGATCGGGAAAAGTCTCCTAGATAGGATGCCGGAGCCGACTGGCTGGCGCATCCTGATTCTTCCATATCGAGGAAAGGGTAAGACGGAAGGCGGGATTTATCTGCCTTCTGAGACCCAAGATAGGGCTCAGATCTCCACGCAGGTGGGGTACGTCTTAAAAATTGGCCCATTGGCCTACAAAGACCCGGAGAAGTTCCCGTCAGGACCGTGGTGCGCGGAGAAACAGTGGGTAATGTTCGCCCGTTATGCTGGGTCCCGGTTCCAGATTGACGGCGGGGAGGTCAGGATTCTCAACGACGACGAGATTTTGGCCACAATCCTTGATCCCGAAGACATCCATCATCTCTAGGAGAAAAAAATGGCTGAAGAAAATACTTCCGAGCTTGACGTTGATATTGATACCGCCGGTCCCGACGCCGAGGTAGAGATTGAGTCTGTTGCGGCTTCCGAAAATAGCGAAACCCATGATGATGGGGCTGATGACCCGTTCCAGAAAGCCGAGACTTCGACCCAGAAACGCATAGATCGTCTGACGAAGAAAATGCGGGAGGCTGAACGGCGCGAGCAGGAGGCTATCCGCTATGCTCAGGCTGTCCAGAACGAGGCAACGCAGCTAAAGAGCCGGATGAACGCCCTTGATGATAATTATGTGGCGGAATACTCAAACCGGGTTTCCTCTCAGATGCAGCAGGCCGAGAATGAATTGGCCCGGGCTATTGAGATTGGTGACTCTGAGGCCACGGTACAGGCCCAGCGCAAGCTGACGGCTTTGGCCATTCAGGCGGACCGTGCCGAGCAGGCCAAAGTCCAGCAGGAGCGGGTTCGCCAGCAGGAGGAGGCCGCGCGGATTTACGCGGCTCGTAATCCGATGCCCGCTCAGGCTCCCAAGCGACCGGACCCGAAGGCAGAGCAGTGGGCTCTGCGTAACAGTTGGTTCGGCCAAGATGAAGCCATGACTTACGCGGCCTTTGGAATCCACAAAGCATTGGTGGAAGATGAGGGATTTGACCCGCAGAGTGATGACTACTATACTGAACTTGATCGCCGTATTTCCGATAAGTTTGGAAACGGTGCAAGTAACGCCAGCAGACGACCCGCTCAGACGGTTGCCGGTGCGAATAGAACGACTTCTGGGCGCAGTGGGAAAAAGGTTCGTCTCACCCCGAGCCAAGTCGCGATAGCGAAAAAATTGGGTGTGCCGCTTGAAGAATACGCGAAATACGTGAAGGAGTAATGAAGATGAGCGAATTTGAGAACCAGATGGAAGCGCCCATCAACAGAACTTCTCGCGCTAATAAGACCCGGGAAAAGACGGCTGTGCGTAAGCCGTGGGCTCCCCCCTCAATGCTAGAAGCACCGCCTGCACCGGACGGTTTTAAGCATCGTTGGATTCGTGCCGAAACGCGCGGGTTTGATGATACAAAAAACGTGAGCGCTAAGATGCGCGAAGGCTGGGAACTTGTCCGTAAGGACGAATACCCGGACTTTGAGGCCCCGGTAGTTGAATCAGGTAAATATGAAGGTGTCTTTGGCATTGGCGGATTGCTTCTTGCTCGCATTCCTGACGAGACGGTTGCGGAACGGACCGCATACTTCCAGCAGAGGAGTATGGACCAGATGCAGGCCGTCGATCATGACATGATGCGCGAGAACGCACACTCAACAATGACGATCAACAGACCTGATCGTCAATCTCGTGTAACCTTCGGTGGCCCACGAAAATAGGGCTGCCTCAATAGGAGAAACCTAAAATGGCAAATCAAGATACTGCCTTCGGTCTTCGTCCTATCGGGCTCAACGGGGCGGGTGCTAACACCACTGGTGTTACGCAGTACGAAATCGCCGCTGCCAACACGAACGCCATTTACCAGTATTCGCCGGTCATTCCGCTGTCTACTGGTTTTGTGGATATCGTGGGCAACGCGAATGGCGGTACTGTCCCTGCGCTTGGAGTTCTGATGGGCGTTGAATATGTTGATAGCTCTTCCAAAAAGACTGTTTGGAAGAACTATTGGCCGGGCGCTAACAACGTCAGCGTTGATAGCAATTTCCCGGTTAAGGCCTTTGTTGCGGACAACCCGAACCAGCTCTTCATGTGCGCTGCGGACGGTAGTGTCACTAACAAGGCCACTGCCATCGGTCATCTGTTCTCGAACGTCTCGCTCGCGAGCGGCACTTCGGGTTCGACGGCTAATGGTCGTTCGACGGCTGAACTGGACATTTCCACTGTTGCCACCACGGCCACGCTTTTCATGCGTGTTGTCGGGCTCACCACTGATGTGGCGAATCTCGATTATGATGCGGCGGGCGTGAACTATGTTGTCCGGTTCAATTTTCATCACAACGCTCCCGCTAGCTCGTCTGACTCTCAGACGACTGCGGACAGCACCGGCATTTAAGGAGGGATAGAAAATGGCTATTTCTCGCGCACAACTCGCGAAAGAGCTGGAACCCGGCCTTAATGCTTTGTTCGGGCTCGAATATGATCGTTACGAGAACGAGCACGCTGAAATCTTCGAAGAGGAGTCCTCGGACCGCGCTTTCGAAGAAGAGGTGATGCTCGGTGGGTTCTCCACCGCACCGGTCAAGGGTGAAGGCACCGCCATCACTTTTGACGATGCTCAGGAGACCTATACGGCTCGTTACACGCATGAGACGGTCGCGCTCGCCTTCTCGATCACGGAAGAGGCTGTCGAAGATAACCTCTATGATCGTTTGGCTTCGCGCTACACGAAGGCTCTTGCCCGTTCGATGGCTCAGACCAAGCAGATCAAAGCTGCGGCCATCCTGAACAATGCGTTTGACACCAGCTACCCGATTGGTGA